CGCCTCGGCACACAGGCTCCACGGTAGTTGGAGATCGCGGCCTCCCGATGGGACAATCCCATACGTTGCTTTTCTCTCGCCAAACCTTCTGTTACATTCCCCGCATGGCACTAAAGATGACGGAAGAGGAGTGGTCGCAGTTTGCTGCCACGGCTTTGGTATGCCGCTCTTGCTTCTGGTCTGCCGAAGTAACCCGTCCGCAAAACAAGATTTGGTGCGCTCACCGTGTCGTTCACGGTTGGGTGACGGATAAGCCTCGATGCGACGGTCTGGCGTTTAAGTACGAGGACAAACGTGGAGACGTTTAGGTCGATCCCTTTTAAGCCTCGGGAACTGAAAGCCTCTCAGGAGGTTTTGGATAAGATTTACGAGGCTGCCAAACTGGGGCTAAAGGGTGATGCCCTAGCCTTTGCTGCGGACATGCTGCCGACCGAGTATCGTAGGCTCTGCCAGATGGATGGGGCGGCTGCTATCGCGGAGGCAAAGGGTCGTGCTGACAGTGAATTTGAGGCGGCAAACCAGTTGCGCGTGGCGGCTCTTGGTGGCGATAGCAAGGCAGCACTTGCTTTGTTGCAGCACGTGCATGGGTGGGTCGCTAAGACCCAGGTGCAAGTCGATGTTAAATCGCAGATCAGTATCATCGCGGCGCTGCAAGAGGCGGAATCCCGCGTTATTCAGGGTCGAGTGGTGTCGGATACACCGCCTGCACTAGAACACCAACCGACCACGGCGTTAAAGTACGAGCAGGAGGTTCCCGCCCATGCCGTTGAATAGACTCGCAGCCTTTTTCGGATACCAACAGCCCGCTGCTAATGCGTTGGCGCCACCTAACCCACCTAATGTTGCAGGATTTGGTTCTCCAGGTTACGGACTTAAGCCTTTAAGGCCAGGATTGGACCAACCAATTAAACTTAAAGGCGGAAAGAAATTTACCTACGGACCAACCTTGCATGCTAACGAGCAGCCGTTGTTTGTCCAAGGTTATCGGTACGACCGCCGTCGCGGCAAATTAGAGACGCTTCCTAAAAAGTTCAATATGGAAGATGTCCGCATGTACTCCAGCGCCATCGGTGACGCTATTCGTTCTGGCATACCAGGTATTGCCGAAAACGTTTCTCCAGAAATTGTTACTGCCATGCTGCTTAAAGAGGGCAGAGAAAATCTGGGCACAAACGAATACAACGCAAACGATCCCGAATCTGAGGCTATTTATGAAAAATACCGAGACGATTACGGGCATGAGCCAGCAGTTTTAATTGCGGCTATGTATGACAAGGCAAAAGTTGCTCGACGTTTAAAAATTCCGTTTGCAAGCGCTTGGATTGGCACAGGTCGCAGCCCTTACGAAACCAGCGCCCAATACGCCGCTGACACCGAGAACTTTAAGAAGATAGCAACCGACAAAAAGAACCAGTCGTTGCTGAACTTTATTCGTGGCTCAATGATGCCGGAGCCCGGCTCTAAATAATGCAATTGCCGATCTATAGCGCCGAAGAAGAAGAGTTGCTGATGAGCAAACTCTGGTCGCCGTCCATTAAGGACGACCCAGAGGCGTTTGTGCTGCTCGTCTTTCCGTGGCAGAAGAAAGGCACCCCGCTAGAGCATTTCCACGGCCCCCGTAAGTGGCAGCGTGAAGTGCTGCGGCAGGTATCTGCCCACATCAAAAAGAACAAGGAAACAACCGCTTTTGAAGTCCTGCGTATGGCTACGGCTTCGGGTCGCGGTATCGGTAAGTCTGCGCTCGTCTCGTGGCTTATCCTCTGGATGCTGACGACTAGAATTGGTTCAACGACCATTGTGTCGGCTAACTCAGAAGCGCAGTTGCGCTCGATCACTTGGGCAGAAATCACTAAGTGGGCAGCCCTGCTCATCAACTCGCATTGGTTTGAGATTAGCGCTACCCGCGTGATGCCCGCTAAGTGGATTGCCGAGTTGGTTGAACGCGACCTCAAAAAAGGCACCCGTTATTGGTCCGTCGAAGGTCGTCTCTGGTCAGAAGAAAACCCCGACTCGTATGCCGGTGTCCACAACCACGACGGCGTGATGGTCATCTTCGACGAAGCCTCGGGTATTCCTGACCCCATCTGGTCTGTGACCGCAGGCTTCTTTACTGAAAACACGCCAAACCGTTTCTGGTTTGCGTTTAGCAACCCACGCCGAAACGAGGGCTATTTCTATGAGTGCTTCAACGCGAAAAGGAACTTCTGGGCGACGCAAAGCATCGACGCCCGCCAAGTCGAAGACACCGACAAAGCGGTCTACGAGCAAATCATCGAAGAGTACGGCGCGGACTCCTCGCAAGCCCGAATCGAAGTGTATGGGCAGTTCCCCACCGATGGAGACGACCAGTTCATCCCTCCAAGCCTGGTGGACGAAGCAGCGACTCGCCCTCGCTACAAAGATGAAACTGCTCCGATTGTATTGGGCGTTGATCCGGCTCGAAGCGGTAATGACTCGACGGTCATTGTGGCGCGTCAAGGACGCGATATCGTCGCGATTAAAAGATATAAAGGCGAAGATACGATGGAGATCGTCGGGCGGGTAATTGACGCTATCGAAGAGTTCCGCCCAGCGCTTGTCGTCCTTGACGAAGGCGGTCTTGGCTACGGCATCTTGGATCGCTTGAAAGAGCAGCGGTACAAGGTGCGCGGCGTTAACTTTGGCTGGAAGTCGTCAAAGCCTGCCATGTGGCAGAACAAGCGTGCAGAGATGTGGGGCGATATGCGCCAGTGGTTACGCACCGCCTCGATACCGAACGACCGGATGCTGAAATCCGACCTCTGTAGCCCGCAGTACAAGACGAACTCTTCGGGTTCCATAGCGCTAGAAGCCAAGAAAGACATGAAGGCTAGAGGGCTGGCCTCGCCTGACGCAGCAGATGCGTTGGCGGTCACTTTCGCGTACCCTGTTGCAAGTCGAGAGTCAAGGGTTAAAATGGAACGCAAGTCTTATGGGCGCGGCGAGATGCTCTCGTCGTGGATGGGTGCCTAAATGGCTAAGAAGTCTGTATCACTGTCCGTCGGTCGCGGCGAAAAGCAGCCCGTTTCTAAGGGCGCTGGCCTGACCGCCAAGGGCAGAGCCAAGTACAACCGCGCTACGGGCAGCAAACTGAAGGCTCCCGCGCCAAACCCGAAGACTAAGGCTGACGCAGGACGTAAAAAGTCCTTCTGTGCGCGTATGAAAGGGGTCGTTCGCAACGCCAAAGGGCCTGCCGAGCGTGCCAAGGCATCACTTAGACGATGGAAGTGCAGTTAATGGCCGCAAAACGAGGCTTATACGCCAACATTCACGCTAAACGGGCACGCATTGCTGCCGGTTCTGGCGAAAAGATGCGTAAACCGGGTGCTAAAGGCGCTCCGACCGCTAAAGCGTTCCGTCAATCGGCCAAAACGGCCAAAAAGAGGAAATAGACATGAAGTACGGCCCTGTTGGTGTATCTCCCGGCGCCACGATTGGCGACATGATCGTGGGTTCGCGTCAGCCAAAGCCGCGTATGCCCGCCCCCCGCGCTCCGCGTCGGGTAAACGAGGACATGATCCGCACGACGGTCGCGTTCCGCCCGACTCCGGTCGTTAAACCGCGTGGACGGATGGGCTAATGCCTCTCGTAAAGTCCGCCAGTAAGGCCGCCTTTCGGAAGAATATTGCCGCAGAAATTCGTAGCGGCAAGAAACCGGCTCAAGCAGCGGCCATCGCGTATTCGGTCAAGCGTCGAGCAGCAGCAAAGAAGCGCAAATAATGGCTAAAGACCCTACAGGCATTAAGGGGGCGGCTTACGTCGCCAACACGCCGGAATCCCGTCGTGGGAAGGACTCTGCTGACATCCTAGCGCAAGCGCGTACCCGGATGCAGGTGTCCCTGACCGCGTATAGCGAGTCCCGCGACAGCGAACTGGATGACCTGCGCTTTATGGCGGGTTCCCCGGATAACCGCTGGCAGTGGCCGCAGGAAGTGTTGGCAACCCGTGGTGCCGTGCAGGGTCAGACGATCAATGCGCGTCCCTGCCTAACCATTAACAAACTGCCCCAGCACGTTCGGCAGGTCACTAACGACCAGCGTCAAAACCGTCCCTCGGGCAAGGTCATCCCGGTTGATGACAAGGCAGACGTTGAAGTCGCTGAGATTTTTGACGGCATTGTCCGTCACATTGAGTACATCTCGGACGCCGATGTCGCTTACGACACCGCGTGCGAGAACCAGGTTACCTACGGCGAAGGCTATATCCGCATACTGACCGAGTATTGCGACGACAACACCTTCGACCAAGACATTCGCATCGGACGTGTGCGAAACTCGTTCTCGGTCTACATGGACCCGCACATCCAAGACCCCTGTGGTTCGGATGCCGAGTGGTGTTTCATAACTGAGGACATGCCCCGTGAGGAGTTTGAGCGTCATTTTCCTGACGCCGAGCCAATCTCGTCGATCCAGCAGCGTGGTGTTGGTGACGAGAATTTGGCGCAATGGATTACGGATGACTCCGTTCGGATCGCGGAATACTTCTACGCTTACTACGAAAAAGCGAAGTTAAACCTCTATCCGGGCAACCAAACGGCGTTTGCCGGGTCGCCTGAAGCCAAGCAGTTGGAAATGATGGGCTTGCAGTCCGTTCGCAGCCGCGAAGTGGACATTCGCCGCATCAAGTGGATCAAGACCAACGGCTACGAAATCCTCGAAGAGCAAGATTGGCCGGGTAAGCACATCCCGGTCATCCGCGTTGTTGGTAACGAGTTTGAAGTTGAAGGTCGCATCTACATCAGCGGCCTTGTACGCAACGCTAAAGACGCCCAGCGCATGTACAACTACTGGGTGTCCCAAGAGGCGGAAATGCTTGCCTTGGCACCCAAAGCGCCGTTTATTGGCTATGGCGGGCAGTTTGAGGGCTACGAGCATCAGTGGAAAACGGCTAACACCCAGAACTGGCCGTACCTTGAGGTCAATCCTGATGTAACTGACGGCGCTGGCAGCATGTTGCCGTTGCCGCAGCGTGCGGCGCCACCCCTTGCGCAGACGGGCTTGATTCAGGCTAAGATGGGTGCGTCGGACGATATTAAGTCCACAACTGGCTACTATGATTCTAGCCTTGGCGCCACGTCTAACGAGCGTTCGGGCAGAGCCATTTTGGCGCGTGAACGACAGGGCGACACGGGGTCTTACCACTACGTTGATAACTTGGCCCGCGCTGTTCGCTACGTCACGCGACAATTGGTGGACTTGATTCCGAAGATTTACGACACCCAGCGTATTGCTCGCATCATCGGTATTGACGGCGAGACGGGTACGGTGCGTATTGACCCGATGCAGCCGGAGCCTGTCCGCAAGATCGTGGACGAGGCGGGTATTGTCATCGAAAAGATTTACAACCCCTCTGTCGGTAAGTACGACGTGGCTGTAACGACGGGTCCTTCCTACCTGACTAAGCGTCAGGAGGCGATGGAGGCCATGTCGCAGATTCTCCAGGCTAACCCCGCCCTCTGGCAGGTGGCTGGCGACCTGTTCGTTAAGAACATGGATTGGCCGGGTGCCCAAGAGATTGCCAAGCGTCTGGCTAAGACGATTGATCCGAAACTCCTTGCTGACCCGGATGAAGACCCGGCGTTGCAGGCCGCTAACCAGCAGATCGAGGTTATGGGCCAAGAAATGCAAATGATGCAGGAGATGCTCCAGCGCGTATCGCAGTCGATGGAAGCCACCGAACTGCGTATCAAGGAGCAGGAAGCGTCAATCAAGGCGTATGACGCCGAAACTAAGCGCATCAGCGCCGTCCAGAGCGGCATGTCCGAAGAGCAAATTCAGGACATCGTTATGGGCACGATTTCGGGTATGATGTCAAGCGCAGATTTAATGCCCCAGGAAGTTCCACGTGAAACTCCGCAGATGGGCGAGGGAATGGTATGAAACCGGCTGACTTTGTAGGCATGTTGTTTCTAGCGCGGGATGTCACCCATTCCGTGCATCTGAACACCCGCTCGTACGCCAAACACAAGGCGTTAGGCGGCTTTTACGACAAGGTGGTTGATCTGGCTGACGACTTTGCGGAAGCCTATCAGGGTCGTCACGGCCTGATCGGGCCGATCACGCTAATGTCGGCAAAAAAGACCAGCAATGTCGTCGAGTTTCTGCAAGACCAGTTGGCTGAGATTGAGGCTAATCGCTACAAGTTCTGCGACGAAAGCGACTCGGCCATTCAGAACATCATTGACGAAATCGTCGCGCTTTACCTTTCTACTTTGTACAAATTGCGCTTCTTGGCTTGAGGTAATCCTACATGGCTGCATCACTTGGCTTGGTCATTCGCCGCCCGATTTACGGGTCGGCCACAAAGACCTCTTACACTGGCACGGCGGGTAGCACGACCGTTCCGTCCTACACTGCCTCTGTGTTGCTGTGGTGCAGCACTGCGGCGTATGTGCGAGTCGGCGGCACGGCGACAACGGCAGATTTGCCGCTCCCGGCTAATGCCCCGATTATCATCCCCACCGATAACACGACTGGAGCGCCGATCACCGTTTCGGCTATTCAGGATGCGGCGGGCGGCAACCTTTACTGCATAGCAATGGCGGACTAACCCATGTTTGTCTCATCACAAACCGTAGACAATTTGGCCCTGCTGGATGTGGCTGCTGTTAATGCGGCTCTGTCAGGCGCGTTTGATAGCCGCATCGCTGAACTGCGCGGTCTGCTGGCAAAGGTTGCCGAGCAGGACGCCAAGGTCAAGACGCTCGCTGAGGCCGAGAAGATTAAGGCTGCTGCTGCGGCGATTATGGAAAACGCCAAGAAGGCTGAGGCCGACGTAGCCGCGCAAAACGCGGACTTGGCTGCTCGTGAAGAGTGGTTGCAGGAAGAGAAAACCAAGTTTTTTGCCGCTGATGCTGCTTTTATCAACAAGGTTGTTAAGTTTGAGGACGATTGCGCTGCGTTTGTTAAAAACTCGGCTGCGTCCAATGCTGCGCTCGCTGACGCTCAAGCGGCTGTTGAGGCCGAGAAGGCGCGTCTAGCCGACGAGCGTAAGGCTCTGGAGGCTGAGAAGGCTGCGTTTAACGCCAAACTGGCGGCTCTGAAGGTCTAAGGACACTCAATCATGGCAAATGCGATCTATCCGAAGTACAAGCAGGCTTTGCTTGACGCTTCGGCCAACGTCGATTTGAACGATGGCACGGTCAAGGTTGCCCTGATTGATACGGGCGCCTATACCTATAACGCTGCCAACGAGTTCTACAGTTCCGTAGCCGGAGCGGCTGTGATCGGCACGCCTCAGACCATCAACAACACGACGGTGACTGACGGCCTGTTTGATGGCGATAACGTCACCTTTACGGCTGTGACGGGTAACAGCATCGAGGCGTTGCTGATCTACATTGACACGGGCAGCGCGGCAACTTCGCGTCTTGTGGCCTATCTGGATACCAACGTGACGGGCTTGCCGGTGACGCCTAACGGCGGCGATATCGTCATATCCTGGAACGCGTCGGGTATCTTCCAACTGTAACGGGTAGGCGCAGTCGTGCCGATGCCCGCGACTGACCCGCTTGTCCTAGAAGACGGCGGCCATATCCTCCTAGAAGATGGGGGGTGGCTCTTGGGTGAAGCCTCTACGGGCGACACCCTTGAGCCGGAGTTATATACCAACACCCAGACGTTCTACGCCGTTACGGCGCTCTCAACATATGGGCTGTCGCCTGCGCTTTATACCAACACCCAGACGTTTTATGGCCCGACAGCGACGTTTAGTAACACGCTGTTGCCTAGCCTCTACACGAACGACCAGACGTTCTATACGGCGACGGTAACGCCGGGGGCGGTTACACTAACCCCTGATCTATATACGAACACCCAGACCTTTTACGGGCCTACGGCGACGTTTAGCAATACGCTGTTGCCTGATCTGTACACAAACCAACAGGTGTTTTATAGCCCGACCGTTGAGGGTGGAGAAGGCTCGCAGATCAAGATTTACTACAACATCGGCATGTTTGGCATCGGCCCATTGAACGGTTAGGGCTTATGACGCATACTTCGGTCAAGTTTTCAAGCCCCACCGCGCCATTTAGCGGAGATAGTTATGGCAGTTGATAAGAAGATTTCCCAGTTAGCGTCAGGCGCCCCGGCACAGGCTGGCGACGAGTACGTTGTTGCTCGATCCGGCGCTAACTACAAACTCACCCTGACGAACATTGCGGGCAACATGCCTGCAACGACTATCTCGTCCGGCAACCTCACCTTCTCTAGCACCGGCCAGCGCATCACGGGCGATATGTCCAATGC